GGTCGCCGTCGTAAGCAGCGGCACACACAACCCGACTTCCGACGGAAGCATCGAAGACGCGATGGCGCGCGACTGCTACCGACTCGCCGACGCCATGCTCCGCGCTCGCAAGGTGGCGCCATGAGACTGCCGCTCACGCGTGGCGCCCGCTGGACGGGCGAGGGTGATCGGGCGCATCCGGGCGATGTCGCGGTGTTCATCGTCTGCGTGGTTGGGTTCGTGGTGCTGTTTGCATATGGGGTGATTCGATGAGCACGCATGTCTACAGCAATGGCGTGATGGCGGGACGAGACGGTCAAGACAAGCATCGGCGCGTCGTGACGCGGAGTCAGATCAGGCATTGCGACAAGCCAGCGGAATACGACGCGACCGTCATCGATGCGGGTTACTGCCTCGATGCGCCGTCGTGGATTCCTGCGGGTAGTTGGCAAGGGCACGCGGCGAAGTTTGGCGTTGCAATCGAATCGACCGAACTCAGGGGGAACGCATGACCGCCCGCACCGACACGGCCCCGCGCGTCTACGCGGCAATCGCAGGAATAACGAAGGACCTCGCGCGCACCGGCATTGCGAAGAATCGCAACAACACGCAGGGGCAGGGGTTCAAGTTCCGCGGCATCGACGACGTCTACAACGCGCTCGCGCCTCTGCTGGCGGAGCACGGCCTCTGCATCATCCCGCGCATGGCCTCCCGCGAGCAGATCGAACGATCCAGCAAGAGCGGAGGCGCGCTGTTCTTCACGACCGTGCACGCGGAGTTCGACTTTGTCTCCGTCGAGGACGGCAGCAAGCACACCGCCTGCACGATCGGCGAGGCGCAAGACAGCAGCGACAAGTCCACCAACAAAGCGATGAGCGCGGCCTACAAGTACGCCTGTTTCCTCACGTTCTGCATCCCGCTCGAAGGCCAGGCCGACGCGGACGAGAGCACGGTCGAGGTTGCCTCCGCCGCTGAGTTGCTGCCCGAGTCGCAGGTGGTGGACTACCTCGCAGCGATCAGCGACGCGGCGACGTCCGAGGAACTGCTGAAAGTGTTCACGGCAGCCTACAAGGCAGCGAAAGCCGCCGAGGACGTGCAGGCCGCGCAGCGGTTCACGAAGGCGAAGGACGCGCGCAAGGCCGCGCTCGCGGTGCCCGAATGAAACAGCTCACCGCCGAATGGTTCGCCGCGCGTCTCGGGTGCGTGACTGCATCGAGGGTCGCGGACGTGCTCGCGATGACGAAGAACGGCCCTAGCGAGCGCCGGCAGTCGTACCTCTATCAGCTTGTCGCCGAGCGGCTGACCGGGCTATCGACCGAGCACTACGTCACCGCCGACATGCAGCGCGGCATCGACTGCGAGGCCGAAGCGCGAACGCTGTACGAACTGCGCGCGGGCCGGCTGGTGGACGAGGTCGCCTTCGTCCGGCACCCGACCATCCCGATGTGCGGCGCGTCGCCTGACGGTGTCGCGGGCGATGTCCTGGTGGAGATCAAGTGCCCGCGCCAAGAGCGGCACGTTGCCACGCTGCTGACCGGGAAGATCCCCGCCGACTACCTGCCGCAGATGAACCTGCAGATGGCATGCACGGGCGCGACCGGCGTCGACTACGTGTCGTTTTGCGCGGCAATGCCTGAGCCGATGCAGCTAGTCGTTCTGCGGCATGCCCGCAATCAGACGGAGATCGACGAGATGGAAGAGAAGATCCGCGCGTTCCTTGTCGAGGTAGAAGCAGCCGCGATCCGCGCGCGCGAGCTGGCGGAGGCGGGGCAAGCGTGAGTTATTCCGACTTCGTCTCGCGCAAGCTCTCCAGCAGCCCGGCCACCGGCATCACTGGCCCCGTGCAGATGCCTGCCGGCCTGTTCCCGCATCAATCCGACCTTGCCCGCTGGGCAGTGCGTCGCGGCCGTGCAGCGATCTTTGCCGACACCGGCCTGGGCAAGAGCCGCATGCAGCTTGCGTGGGCAGACATCGTGCGCCGTGAATCCGGATGCCGCGTGCTGATCCTCGCGCCGCTGGCAGTCGCGCCGCAGACCGTCGCCGAGGGCGCGGAGATTGGCGTCGAGGTCGTGCATGCTCGGGACGGTGCCGATACGGACGCGGGCATCGTCATCACGAACTACGACCGCCTGCACCGATTCGACCCGAGCGCATTCGGCGCCGTCGTGCTGGACGAGTCGAGCATCATCAAGCATCACGACGCGAAGACGCTGAAGACGCTGCTGGAGGCTTTCCGGGAGACGCCGCACAAGCTCTGCGCGACGGCAACGCCTGCGCCGAACGACTGGACCGAGCTGGGCACGCATGCGGAGTTTCTCGGCGTGTGCTCGCGATCGGAGATGCTGGCCGAGTTCTTCGTGCACGACGGCGGCGACACGCAGACGTGGCGCATCAAGGGCCACGCGAAGCACGCCTTCTGGCAGTGGGTCGCATCTTGGGGCGCGCTTGTCCGCTCGCCTGCTGACCTCGGCCACGACGCCAGCGCCTACCGACTGCCGCCCGTTGACCTGCGCGAGCACATCATCCGCAGCGACTACATCGCGCCCGGGTCACTGTTCGTCACCGAAGCGCAGTCGCTCATGGAGCGGCGCGAGGCGCGTCGAGATTCCATCGCCGACCGCGTGCGCGACTGTGCCGCCGTCGTCAACGCTGACCGCGAGTCGTGGGTCATCTGGTGCGACCTGAACGCCGAGGGCGATGCACTGCGCGCGGCGATTCCCGATGCCGTCGAGGTGCGCGGCGCGGACGATCTCGACGTGAAGGAACAGCGGCTGCGCGACTTCGCAAGCGGGAAGATTCGCGTGCTCGTCACGAAGCCCAGCATCGCCGGCTTCGGGCTCAACTGGCAGCACTGCGCGCGCATGGCGTTCGTCGGCGTGACCGATAGCTTCGAGTCCTACTACCAAGCCGTGCGCCGCTGCTGGCGGTTCGGGCAGACGCGCACGGTCTGCGTGCATATCTTCGCGTCCGAGCGCGAAGGCGCGGTCGTGGCGAACCTGAAGCGGAAAGAGGCGGACGCGCTCGCGATGTCGGAGATGCTTTCCGGTGAGACGCGCGCCGCAGTGCAAGCGAACGTCCTCGGCATGGTTCGCCAGACGAACCCCTACAACGCAACGCGGCGCGTCACCGTGCCTCGGTTTCTGGAGGTTGCATGACTTCTCGAAATGCTGTCGGCGCCGATCACCCGTTGTTCCGAACCGGCAAAACGCACGATTCGCTTGGGTACATTCAATTGTCTTCGAAGGTTCACGGCGACACATGGCGCATGCGCGAGCATCGCGCCGTTATGCAAAAAGCAGTAGGACGCAGCCTTCGGATTGACGAAGTTGTGCACCACATCAACGGGGACAAATCAGACAACAGAATTGAAAACCTTGCGCTGATGTCTCGCGCTGATCATGTGAGAGAGCACCACGCAAAGGGCCGCGCGATGATTTGTCAGTGTTGCGGCAAGCAGAAATGGTACAGCCCTGCGCTTATTGCTCGGATGACCGCTCACCCTTACATGTGCCGTGCCTGCCGTTTTGGACGTGACTGGAACAATGGAGCAAAGAAATGATGTGCATCGATCAGGTCGTAACCGACGCCTATGCCATTTACCAAGGGGACGCCGTCGAAGTGCTGCGCGGCATCCCGGACGAGAGCATCGACTACTCGATCTTCTCGCCGCCGTTCGCGAGCCTGTACACGTACAGCAACAGCCCGCGCGACATGGGCAACTGCCGCAACGATGCCGAGTTCTTCGAGCACATGGGCTATCTCATCACGGAACTGCGGCGCGTGCTGCGTCCCGGTCGTGAAGTGTCGTTTCACTGCATGCTGATGCCGACGAGCAAGGAACGGGACGGGCACATCGGGCTGCGCGACTTTCGCGGGGATCTCATCCGCGCATTCGAGGCGCGCGGGTTCATCCATCACTCCGAGGTCGTCATCTGGAAAGACCCCGTGACCGCGATGCAGCGCACGAAGGCTATCGGACTGCTGCACAAGAGCATCCGCGAGAACGCCAGTCTGAGCCGCCAGGGAATCCCGGACTACGTCATCACGATGCGCGCCCCAGGCGACGCGGTCCCGCGCGTGAAGCACGACCCTGAACAGTTCCCGGTTTCCAAGTGGCAGCGCATTGCCTCGCCCGTCTGGACCGACATCGACCCGTCAGACACCCTGCAATTCCGCTCGGCCCGCGAGCACGACGACGAGCGGCATATCTGCCCGCTGCAGCTCGAGGTTATCCGCCGCTGCATTGATCTTTGGACGAACCCGGGCGACGTCGTGCTCTCGCCGTTCGCTGGCATCGGGTCGGAGGGATTCGTCGCGATCGAGGAAGGGCGGCGATTTATCGGCGTGGAGCTGAAGCGGTCGTACTACGAACAGGCGACGCGGAATCTGCTGCAGGCCACGAAGTCCGAGGTCGATCTGTTTGCTGCTGCGGAGGTCGCATGAGCCACCCATTGACCGACAGCCTCCCCGACCACATGGACGCCCTCGCGCTGCGGCAGGCGTGCGGCGAGATCGAGGCGGGATTGCGGGCTGCGCTTGCTCGCAGCATGAAAGAGATGCAGCACGCCAACGAGGTGATGCTGCGAGAGGCAGGAGTCGGCGTGATCGACATCAACACGATTGCACTGGCCCGCGCCGCACTGGAGGCAACGAAATGAGCGAGACGCTAACCGCGCGTGAACTGCAAACGCTGCGCAACATGGGCAACGAGGCAGAAGCGGCGGCGGATGAGATAGACGCCCTCCGCGCCGAGGTCGAGCGGTTGCGGGGCGCGCTTGAGAAGTTGGCGCGACTTGGCAACGGCGACCGATACGGAAACAGCACGGGCAATCAGATTGCCATTGCCGCCCTCACGCCCGCCGAGGTCGATGCTTTGCGCAAAGCGCAAGCTGATTTCCACATGGCCTACCGCATGAAGTGCGACGAAGAGACCAAAGCGCAGGCAGTGGAGATTGAGAGACTCCGCGCCGAGGTCGAGCGGGACGAGTTTCAGCGAATGGCCGGAGCCAACGGACTAGCGGGCCTTGAAATGGGCCGCGAGATAGACGCCCTCCGCGCCGAGGTCGAGGCTTTGCGAGAGGCTGCGCAAGAGTTCATCCGCGACTACATCGAAGGCGACATGGACGACATTAAACAGTATGTCCGAGGATTCAGAGCCGCCCTCACGCCCGCCGAGGTGAAGCATGACGATTGATGAAGTGATGGCGACCGTTGTCGATTATCGCATTGCCGTCTTCCAAGGCGACGACGCGATGACTGCATCCGCCTTGCGCACGGTTCGCAATGCCGTGAAAGTCTTCGTTGCCACCGAACGAGACGCGGAGGCGGAGGCGTGTGCGGAGTTAGTCATGGCCGAACAAGCGACGCCGCATGGTGCAGCGTATTGCGAAGCAGCCATCCGCGCCCGCATCGCCGCGCGGAAGGGAGGCGCGCAGCCGTGACCGACCTAGACGAACTCGAAAGGCTGCTGGAGCAGGCGACGCCGGGGCCGTGGTGGGTGTACGTGCACACGGGAGACGGGACATCAATTGGACCCGGCGATGATTGGACCGTGTACGGCAACGGTAGAGAGCCCGTGGTGCACGAGGGCAGCTTTACTGTTCATGCCGCCGCCAACGCCGCCCTAATCGCCGCCCTGCGCAACTGTGCAGAGGAGCTGGTGCGGGATGCGCGGCGGTATTGGTGGCTTACGCACTGCGGAGCATTCACCGTGGGCCGTGCGACTAGCGCGCCGTGGGGATTGCATCTCAGCGGGTCAGCGACCGATCCGGCAGACTTGGACGCCGCAATTGACGCAGCCATCGCCCAGGAGCGCCCGTGACCCCGCGACAAACTCGCACACAGGCATTGATTGCACGTCGCCGCTTGCTAGAGAGCGTGGCATATCGTCGGGCGCACTCGGTTCGCACTTATGGAATGCTGCGCGGTCTTCTGCGATGGCAAATAAAAATCCCGGGTTGCAGGGGGCTGCTATGACGCGCTACGAATGGACGCCAGCGAGTGAGCCGCCTAGCGATTCGCGGCCAGTGCTGCTGTTGTTGGCATCAGGAGACTGGCATAAGGGATTTCACACAACAGGCGCTCACCCATCGTGGTGGATTGATCGATGCAACCTGCCGATTGGAAACGTCACCCATTGGCGCGACGTAGAGCAACCCAACTCATCAGCAACGCTTACAGGTTCGGACGAGGGGAAGTGATGCCAAAGGTGCAACCCATCGTCCAAACCCCACCCCTAGCCGTCGACCGCGCCACCGCAGCAGCCGCGCTCGGCGTGTCGGAGTCAACGCTGGAGGGGCTGGTGCGCGCGGGTGAGGCGCCAGCACCGAGGCGCATATCGCGAGGGCGTGTCGCGTGGCTGTGGCGCGATCTTGTGGCGTTTGCAGAGTCTCGGCCGGTCAGCGAGTTGCAGCCGGGGCCGGGGCGGACATCAACCCGCGACGATGAGGCGATCCGTGCATGAGTTGGCACTTTTCGCGGGCGCTGGTGGAGGCATTCTCGGCGGACACCTGCTCGGATGGCGAACCATCTGCGCCGTCGAGTGGGAGCCCTACGCCGCAGGCGGGCTTGTGCTACGGTAACTGCCCGGTGATTTCGGAAACCTACGCAGGGAACTGCACTACCGGCGCAACTGCGGCACCTGCGAATTCCTGACCGCGAACCACCACCCGATGCACACGCCCGCCTGAAACATCGTCCACGCGAGCACGTAGCCCAGCCATTCGCGCCAGTCCTCCGGCGTGAACTCCACGCCCGAGCGCATGGCGAGCACGATGACCGCGATCGTCAGCGCGGACGAAGCGACCACGAACCAGAGCGTGACGAACGGCCGGATCGCCTTCGAGAACGAGGACACCCAGCCCTCCCCCGCGAACTGCGTCGCGTAGCCGGCGGCGATGGCATCGAACTGTGCCGCCTCGACCTTGCCCTCGGTCTCGATGCTGGCGATGCGTTCCTTGCCCGCGATCTCGGCGTGCATGATCTCGATGTCCACGCGGCGCAGCGCAACCTCGTGGGCCCGCGCCTTCTCGGCGTCCAGCAGTTCGAGCTTCTTTACCTCGATGTCCTGCTTCCGCTGCAGCCATCCGCCGACCCAGCCAAGCGCGGAGCCGGCGACGTTCGAGCCGAGAAGCTTGCCGATGCCGGCGATGAGGGTCAGGGGTTCCATTTCACCTCCAGTTCGAACGGGCGGCCCTGCATCGCAGCCATGAACCGGCGCACCGCCGGCCGAGAAAGCAGCACAGCACGTTGACCGCTGAGGCTGCCCATCCGCTCGCCGAGCAGGATGCAGCCTTGCACGTGCGTCTTTCGCTGCGGGATCTGGCCTGCCCAGTTGCCGGCGTGGATCAGGATGTGCGTCCGGCCTGGCACGTTCTGCACGCCGTAGACGCGGCCGAAGCGCGGGCTGTTGACGACGGCGCACCGGTAGACGCCGGCCGGGATGCACGAGCGTTTGCGCGCGTTGTCGAGCCAGGGGAGTTCCAGCGTGTGGCAACCGAACGACTCCGACACCAGCACGCCTGGCGTGCCTTCCTCGGTCGACGGGTCGCGGAGGATCAGCACGCGAGGAAGCGCCATCAGTGCCCCTTCCGTTCCTGCAGCATGAGCTTCAGCAGTTCCTTCACGTCGGTCTCGATCGTTGAGAGCCGCCGGTCGTTGCGGTCGCCGACCTCGCGCAGCGCGAGCGCGGTCTCGCTCTTCGTCGCGTAGACCTCGGGGATTTTCTCCGCGAGCTTCTCGAGCTTCTCCTGGGTCTGCTTCATGTCGGCCTTCATCGCGTTGACGATCCACGCGACAACGCCCGCGATAACGCCGCCGAGATTGCCGATCCACGGGCCGATATGCTCGAGCAGGCGCAAAAACGAAGGGTCGACGTCGTGCACCCTCAATACTCCACGGTCACGGTGTATTCGCCCTGCGTCGGCCGCCAGCCGCGCATCGGGTCCAGATTGCCGGCGGCTACGACTCGACCGATCCGCACCGGTTCGTCGTCGATCGCCTTCGCCGCGGCGTCGAGATAGTCGTCCGGCTGGTTCGATACCTGGGGATTCCATTGCAGCATCTGCGTCCGGACGCGCTCGATCACGGACACGTGCGCCCATAGCGCCCCGCTCTGCATGTTCGGCTCGAAGGCGGCGAGAATGCTCGGGTTCTTGGCCTTCGTGCTTTGCCGCTCGTAGACCGAGGCCGACAGCTTCCGAGCGCGCAGCGCGCCACGCAGAATCGACGGCACGTGCCCGCCGATCCCGTTCGTTTCGACGTTCACGCATGGGATCTGAAACTCCTTCACGACGTCGCAGACCTGCATCACTTGCCCGCCGATAACCTCGCCCTTCTCGTTGAACTCGGCCAGCTCGCCCACCATGCCGAGCGCCCGATGCCAGTAGACATTCCCGAGCGCGTCCTGCAGCACGAGGCACAGCGCCGAGACGTCGGAGTTGATCTTCCCGGCGGACGGGTCGAGACGCAGCGTCGCAGACATGATCTGCACCTTGCCCAGCCACATCGCGACCTCGCCGTTCGCCGAGCGGATGGTCGGCTCAACGTCGTAGGGGATGAGCTTGTTCGGGTCGAGGCGGACCGTGCCGATCGGCTTGCTGTGTAGCTGATACTGCGAGTCCCATTCGTTGAGCGTCCGGCATTCCTTCCGACGCTTCAGCAATTCGGCCCGGTTGAACCGCTCCGGCCAAGCGCACCCGGCATAGCAGTCGATCAGCCCGCCGGCCAGTTGCTCAAGCACGATCGCCGTGCCGTCGTACCCGTAGTCGATGCCCGCGCGCAGGAGCTTCGTCTGCGGACCGATGCCGACGAAGACGAACTCCGGATGAAACGACACCGCAAGCCGCTTGCCCTGCGGGTTCTCGACGCGGTGCTCGTTCGCGAAGAGCGGGATCTTCAGGACGTCGGCCCCGGCTGCGATCTGCTCTTCATACAGGCTGTCGTGCGTGTGCGGCGTGCCGATGTAAAGCTTCCGGCCACCGGGGACGAGGATGTGCGTCTGCTCGCCCAGCCGATAGCGGAGCTTCTCGCGCGCCTCGGGCGTGCCGATGTTGCGCGGGACCTCCACGTCGTCGTTCTGGCACTCGTCCGCGCGCGAGCTAGTCACGTTCGACATGATGCCCGCCGCTTGCATGCTGGGGTTCCGCTCGTCGTCGTTGCCGGCCACGCGCCAGAAGGCGATCTCGCCCGTGATGTCGCGCGGGTGAATGCGTGTCCACGGGTGGCGCAGCAGAACTGCCTTCGTGTCGCGCGATGTCTTGTATGCCGTCCCGTCTTGGTCGCCCTGGTGCAGGATGCGATACGACGGGTCGCGCCAGAAGCGCCATGCGTTGTAGACGGCGAGGATCGTGGACTTGCTGAAGCCGCGAAACGCCATGAACACGGCATCCGGCCCGCGATGCTCGAGCCAATGCGCCGCGACGATGTGGCAGTCGGGGACCGTCCAGCCCTTGGCAGCGGCCCACGCCAGATAGAACGCGAGAAACGAAACATCACGCCTTGGCATCGCGCTTCGGCATGCGGTCTTGCACGCGGGCCAGGATCTTCTTCGCCTCGCGCTCGCTGCGCTTGATCTCGTCGTCTAAGTCTTCGCCGTCGCGCGGATTGCCAATGGCGCCGTTCTGTCCGCTGATCGAGTCGAGGCGCGCGTATATGTGCACCGCCTGCGCCGCCACCTTCATGCACCAGTAGCGGTCACCCCTCGCGTCCCGGTCGAGTTCCGCCGTCGGCGTGTTGCCGCCGATCCAGTTCTCCGGGTCCGCCTCGCGAAACACGGTGTCGAGGAGTCGGTCCTGCAGCGCGGCGAGCCGCTTCGCCTGTTCGGGTGTCATGGCGCCCCCTGGAAGAGGTTGTCAGTCGGCCCCGGTGCGAAGCCCTTCGAGCCGCCCTCGGTGAATGCTTCCTGTGCCGCCTGCCGGATCTCCGGGCGCGTGCGCGCGAGCCACGTCAGCGCCTCGGCGCGGGCATCGCTGAATGCGTCCAGCAGTAGCTTCGAGCGCTCCTCGGGCGACGCCTTCGGGTTGCGGTACTCGGCGGACTTGATGACGCGCTCGGCCTTCGGGCGGGCCAGCTCACCGACCTTCTGCCGGTAGTCGTGCAGCAGCCAGCCGGAGTGATCGATCGCCAGCAGGTCCACGCGGACCGTCGTGCTGACGCCGGGGACGTCGACCGTGACCTTCGAGCCGGGCGTCGTGATCGCGGTCCGGTTGCGCTGGATCTCGTCAAGAATCTCGTCGTTTTTGGGGGTGGACGAGCGCATCGGATTCATCGGCGACGATTCGATGCGCACCGGTTGCCCCCATATGTCGAGCTTTGGCGGAATGTCCTTTCCAAGTCCGGGCACGCGGTTGTAGATCGTGTCGATGGTCTGCGTAAGTGGGTCCGCCTTCGACGGCTCGCGCACCACGTCGTCGTCGGTCTGCCGGATGAAGTTCGCCCATGCCGGAACCACGGAGCCCGCCATCTTCGCGCCGAAGTTGACGCCACGCTGGAGCTTGCCGTCGCCTGCGTCGTTGTTCTTCAGCATGTCGAGAGCGGTGGCCATGCCCGTCATGTAGCTCTTATTCATTAAACCTTCGCCGTAGCCCATCGCCACGGCTGCAGCGACTGCCGCCTTCGCGTCCTCATCGTCCGAATAGCGCATGATGTCCATCGCGTCCCCGGTGGCGGACAGCATCATTCCCACGGGGTCGAGCCGGTTGATGGAGTACCACTTGTCGCCAAGCATGATGCTGTTCGGCTGCCAGCCGTTTGCCATCATCTCGGCGCGGATCTTCGGATCGTCGGGGCCTCGGCCGGTGATCTTGCCTGCCCATGCGTAAGTCGCAGCCAGCGCGGAAATTGAAGAGCCGAGGCTCATCTTTGCAATTGCCAAGTCGCGCTTGGCGCCGCCGGCCTTGATGTCCTCGCGGACCGACTTCATCGACAGCCCCATCGGCGTGCGTTCCAGCGCGTACTCGACGGCGTTGGTGGGCGTGCGGATGAACGGCAGAATGAACTTGACCACTGGCAACGACGCGAGCTTCTGCCCCGCTTGGCCGAAGACTTCGACCCAGTTGTCACCCGAAAGCGTGTCCTGCAGCGTCAGGAATCGCGCCGTCTGGTCGGCGGCGATGTGCATGTTCTCGGGAGGATTGGCCGCGAGTTCGGCCTTGCGTGCCGCGAACTCTTCGCCGGTCAGCCCTTCGCGCGTGGCTTGCCGGAACGCCAGGGCGTCCAGTTCTCCACGATAGCCGAAGACCTTGAAAACGGCGTCTTCGACCAGCATGGCCCGCCCCGGCAGGCGAACGTAGTACTCGCCGAACAAGTCGAGCGCCTTGCCCGCGCCGGACTCCGGGTCCAGCCCGAATGCGGCGGATGTGAATGACTTCCGGGTAGCGTTTTCCATCTTGCCCGTCGCGCCCAGCGGCTCACCCGTGCGAGCAACATGCGCCGCCGCCGACATGACGTCCTGCCACGCGTTGAACATGCCGGAGATGAGCGCGCCCGCCTCGCCGATCTCGACGCGGTCCCCGCCGTGAAGCTTGCCGATTGCGCCGGCGACCGCCCGCTCGGGCACCTGCATGGCCAGCGTCAGCGCGTTGCTAAGCGTGTTGACCATGTGCGTCGCCGGACCCGACAGCAGCCCGTTGATCCAGAATTCCGTCACGGCATCGACGGTGGTCGCCTTGTACTGCTCGCGGGCCACCTTGGCGATCTTCGTCGGGTCGCCCTCGGTATCTACCATCAGGCGCGCGATCTTCTCGATGGTGTCGTTACCGCCCTCGGCGCCGAGCAGTTCCTTGATCTGCATCGCCCGCAGTCGCGTATTCGCGGGAGCGGTGATCGACTTCAGGATGTTGAGGCCGCGCCCGAGTTCCGTGGCGGCCCCCTGGACGGTCTGCTGCACGCCGACGAACTGCTGAAGCAGCACGCGGTATTGCAGCATGTCCTCTGCCGAGGCGGCGCCCGTGTCGATGATCTTGGAAGCTTTGGCGATGCGATCGCCGAGTTCCTCCATGACCATGATCGCGCCCTTCGTCTGCTCGGCATTGAACCCAGTGCCGGCCTTCGTGCCGATGTAGTCCTCAATCGTGTACCCGCGCGCCGCTGCCGTCGTGTCTTCCCACGAACGCACGCCGCGGCGTTGCTCCACGAATCCGCCGTTCTCCTCGGCAACGCGATCGATCAGCGCCTTGATGTCGTCCGAGGTTTCCAGCTTGTCCGAGCGGAAGTTCCGCCATTCGGTGCGCCCCGGCTCGATCTGTCGCGGCGCGCCCGAGTTCATGTCGGTCGCGATCTCCTGCGCCTTCGCCTCCGTCGGCATGGGCGCCTGTGTCGCGGGTTGCGGCGCTGGCGTCTTCGCCTTCTTCGGCTTCGGCGCGGGGGGCGGTGCGACCGGCTGCGGAGCCGCTGGCGGCACGCTGGGAGGCGCAGGCGGTGCTGCTGCGGTCGCTGCCTTCTCCGCGTCTGTCGCGGCCTGCGTGCCCTTCTCCGCCGCCTTCTCGCCCTTGCGGAGCGCTTTGCCGAGTAGACCCTTCAGCGCACCGGCAACGCCGGCCACCTGGATCGGTTCGTCGCCACCGTCGAGCGCCTGCCCGTCAGGCGAGAGCGCCGGTTCTCCGGCATCGATCTCGGGCGCCGGCACCGCTTCGGGCATCGGCGCGGGCGGGATCGTGATCGCGGAGGTCGAGTCCGACTGCGTGCCGGGGAGTTGGATCATTTCTGCACCTTCACGGCGATCGAGCCGCCCGGCTTGCCTGTTGAAACTCTGAAGTCGCGGCGCCCGTCCGGGAACTCGTCATCAAGTTGCAGCGATTTTGGATCGACACGCACCGCCACAACCGTTTCGCCGTACCCGGTCGTTGCGTCCTGCGTCGTGGTCAAATACACATCGGGTTCGCCGGCAGAGCGCAATCGGCCCGACTTCTTGATTGCGTCGGCTGCCGCCTTGTTGGTGTGGTGGTAGAGCGTGACGGTGCCGTCGTCATTCAACGGCAGCCCGGTTGCTTCGTGCAGTTTTGTCGGCATTGCGCCCCCGTCAGGAACAGCGCGCATTCTGCCGCCTGCCGAGTCCACCACTGTCTCGACACCCTTCCGCGCCATCTCCTTCGCCGTCGGCGCGAGGGCCTTCGCCCCAGCCGCGACACCCTTCACCGCCATCCCCGGCGCCTTGCCCAGCCCGACCACCTCGCCGATACCTTGACCGAACTCAGCAGGCACTTGGCGCAGTCGGTCGCCGCCGGTCACGAGATCGGTCGTTCTCGGCGGGATGACTGCCGGCAGCTTCCCTTCCATGTCTTCAGTCGTGGGCATGACTTGCTCGCCGCCGGTCAGCAGGCGCACGAGTGATTCGATGTCGCCCGGAAGCCCAAGCGTCTGCGCGACGCCCCCTTTCAGCGCGCCGGCCAGCATGTCGAACAGCCCGGCGACCGGTCGCCCGAGTTCGCGCATGTCGGCGTTTGCCGCGAAGGGACTGCCGACCCGCTCGGCCGGCGGGGCGTCCGTTTTCGTCGCAGTCGGACCAGCGGCGACCATGATCCCGTGATGCTCCATCCACGCATCCAGCGCGCGACGCTGCGTGGGCAAGAGTTCGGCCAGATCCATCTCCGACATTTGGGAAAGAATTCCCCGGACATCCGCCGCTTCCTCGTCGTCGTCCTGCGCCAGGCCGAGCACGCGGTCTTCCAGCGGCACGCGCGAGAGGATGCGCTGCCCGGTCGCCAGATCGACACCGTTCACCAGCAGCCGCCCCGGCTTGAAGTATTGAGGCGGCAACGGCACTCGGTTCGCACCGTCCTTTGTCGGGATCACGCCCTCGCGGATCATGCGCGGGTAGTCGTAGTCGTCCGGAGACGGCAGCGCGTCGCCCAGCGCCTGCGAGCGGACCCAATCGCGCGCCTGCTGCTGGTGCTCGGCATCGCTCGCCGCGTCCGTCTCGTCCTGCTGCCGGCGGGCAAAGGTCATCGCTTCCGACGTGTCTCGGGCGCGCTGCTCAAAGAACGCCTGCGCCCCGCTGGTCAGGTCGTCGTCATTGCGCAGCATCCCATTCCCTCCGGAAGCGATTCAGGTTGTCGTAGTCCTTCAGCCATTGATCGGTGAGGCTCTGCTTCCGCTTCGGGTCGGTGGCCTTGTCGAAGCCGCGCTTGTAGTCGCCATACATGCGCTTCGCCGCGTCGTCCCAGTCCGGTGCGCTGTTGCCTTTCGGCTGCACGTAAAACCGGAGTTCCGAGGGCACGGGCGGCTTGAAGAGGTTCGGCCGCTCTTTCCGCAGGCGCTCAAGGTAGGCATTCGGGTCTTTGCGATTGCGCGCCAGTTCCTCGAGCACATCGGATTCGAGCTTCTCGACCTGCGCCTTGTCGTCCTTGCCGGCGGCTGACTTCTGCACCTGGAGCTTCTGCACGATGATTCCGCGCACTGTGTCGAACTGCTTGTCTGCTGCCTGCTCGGCGTCCGTCTTCTGCCGCTGGCCCTCGGCCCGCAGGTCGTTCAGATAGCCCTCGATCGTCGCGTTGAACTGGTCCTCGGTGCGGCGCGAGATGCGGGGCGAGCCCGTCGTGCGCGTCGCCGGGTCGTAGCCCGAGCCGTAGACCGTGACGCGGTCGCGCAGCCGCTGCAGCTTGACCGGATCTTTCCACGCGTTGCGAATCTCGGAGGTCAGTTCCTGCACCGTCTTCGGGTCGTCCGCGCCCTCGACCGCTTGGTTACGCAGGCGTGACATCTGCGTCTCGTACTGCTCGGCAGTCAGTTTCGAGCGGAACTTCTCGACCATCTGCGGCGTGAGCATGCCGCCCGTGCGCAGGTCGGTCAGCGTCTTCAGGATGCCGTCCTGTTCCTGCTTGACCGCCGTCTCGGTGTCCTTCTCCAGTTGCGTGCGCCGCGTCGATGCAGCCGACGACATCGAGAGCTTCTTTTCGGGCGACAGGCCAGGATCGTTGGCGATGGTCTTCTGCACCTCCGCGATCTGCGCGGGCGAGGTCGCTGCCTCCAGCGCGGAGATGTACTTGTTCGCCGTCATGTCCTCGGCGGTCTTGCGCAGAATCTTGTAGGCGTCTTCCTGTTGCATCGCGCCGGTTTTGATTGCAGCGCCGAGCGCCTGATCGACGCGCAGCACGCGCTCCTCGTCCGATAGCCCCGGCACGGACTTGGCATTGTCAATGTCCATCAACGTCTTCGCGCGGAAGGCGTCCTGCCGCCGCTTCTCTGCCGTCGTCATGACGTGCTCGCGCGTGCTCTCGATGTAGCCGGACAGCGTGCGAGCGATGACGTCCTGAGCCTTCCGGTTCTTCGTAGCCTTCTGCGCGTCTTCATCGATGCGCTTCGCGAAGGCGTCGAAATCTTTCAGCATCGTCTCGTATCGCGGCGGCCCTTTGTCGCTGCCGGGATCGTTGTCGACGCCGAGCTTGTACTTGTGCAGTTCCTGCTTTGCGGTCGCGGTGATCGAATAGGCGTCTTGGATCGCCTCGCGCTCATAGAGCACGTCCGAGACGCCGGCGATTGCCCGCCCCATCTGAATCAAGCCGCGCGAGTCGCCGAACGCCTGCTGCGGCACAGCGATCGCCGGACCGGGCTGGGGCACTGCGTTGCCGAAATTGCCGACCGGGATCTTCATCAGTCCATGATCCCCATCGATTCAGGGAATACGCCGCTGCCGCCGCCTCCCATCTTGCTGTACGCCCACCCGGCCTGCGCGCCGCCCTGCAGCACTGTCCCGAGTGCGCCGATGTTCCCCGACACGCGCGCCTTGCGTGCCGCACGGGACTGCATCTGCGACTGGCTACGCAGCCGCGCCGAGGTGTTCTGCCCGGTGATCAGCGCAGTCAGCGCATCCATCTCGCCACGCCGCACGATGTCGCCCTGCACGTCGAGCGCGGTGCCGGAGTTCACATCGACGCCAGACGCCCCGTAGGCTGCCGTCGCCTCCTTCCGCGTCATCGTCGCGGCCCTGCGGATGGCTTTCGCTTCTACCTGCGACATGCCGATGGCCGCGTTCGCATCGGCGAGCGACATGCCCGCTTGGTAGTTGAGCGCGGACTCCTGCTCTCGGCCCTGCCGGTACTGCCCAAATGCCTGCAGGCCGGTGCCGACCGCCAGTGCCGCAAGTGCCGTGACGCACATCAGGCAGTCCCCCAGGTGTAGACGACGCCGCTATGTGCGCCGCCGAGTCGTTCGTAGAGCATGGCCGTGCGCTCCGTTTCCACGCCGGTCGATGCGCCCAGCGAGGTCATCTGCGCGTTTTGCGACTTCGCCCAGTCGATGAAGCGACGCACCAGCCGAGCCGCCGCCATTCCGCCACGATGCTCGGGCGCGATGTAGCAGACGAGATCCTCGGCCACGAGCGCGTGCGAGAACCACTGCGGCGTGAGCAGCCCGACGAGCGTGCCGGTGATCTTGCCGTCCTGCTCGACGACGAAGATGCAGCCCAGCCCCGCGAGAATGGCCGTCAGCATCTCGTGGACCTTCTCGGGCGCGTAGGGCAGCACGGAGAAGCGCGACTCCGCATGCATGCGCGAGAGCAGATAGACGAGGTCGTCGATGTCTTGCGAGTGAGCGGCGCGGATCGTGGTCATGGGGTCACCCGTCGTTCACGGTCATGCGCTTGATGAGCGCAAGGCATTGGAAGGGAAACGGGACGTCGTGCGTAATCGTGATCGAGCCGTCCGAGTCGCCCGATCCGGTGCGGCCCCATCCGAGGTTTTCCATCCGCCAGTCGCCCGAGTAGACCGTCGGGACTGTGGGCGGGGAGGACACCGGCTGATTAGGCAGTGCGTCGCCGTCCAGTTGCCCGCCCACGGAACCCGATAGCCTCACGATGAGTTCGTGCGCGCTGCTGGCGTTGCCCTGAGCGGTGCCGGTGCCCGTGCCGATCTCGGTCGGGAGCGTGGTGACGGTCATCGAGAAGGGCAGGCCGGCATAGATTTCGTCCACGACATCCGGCAGTTCAATTTCTCCCGCCGAATCGACAACTACCGATCCGTAGAACTTGCCATTGCCGACGACTTGCACGGTCTTGCCTGCGCACTGCGTAAGGCCGAACCAGATAGTCGTCGGCTGCCCCCATTCGATTACAGGGGTGTACTGTACTTGGCCGGCTGTCAGACGAAACTCGACCGAGCCCTCCCCCGGCGTGAAAGCGACCGCCGGGACGTAACCAGCGGTTGGCGATATGGCGGTGTAGGGCGTGCCAATCAGTACGCCGTTCAGGTAGAACGAAACTGTGTTGGCGTTCAGATTGATGCGGCATCCGATCACGTCGCCGACGTTCCATGCCGCGCCAAACGCTGCGGAGACGCCGTTGTTCCAGCGAAGCGCGTCGGACGAGAAACCGAAACTATTCACGCCTCCGACCGTGTAGCCGGGCGCATTGCCGGGAGCCCAGCCCGCAATCACCTGCGGCAGAACACCCATGATGATTCGCTGGCCCGCGCTCTTCGAAAGTAGCTTCACCTCAAAGTAGCGGTCCCATCCGACGCCGTCTGTCGGTATCGCGCCGACGATGCAGCGCGTCGTTGTTCCGCCCGCTTCCTTCGGTGCAGCAGTGACGACTGGCTTGGCAAGCGTGACGTTCGTCAAGGCAGAGTTGGCCTCGTTGACCCAGTACGTCCCGAACAGCGTGCAGTCGGTGCCGACCGTGTCATCGAAAAACTCCAGAGAGCGAAACGCGCCGCCCGTTGCAGTGCGCTTCACGATGGCAAAGGTCCGGAAAGAGTCGCCGGTCGGCACGACCGCGATGGACTCGACAACGCCATCGGTCAGCGTCTGCGCCCACGCGCTGATCTGCTGCTCCTTGTTGTATGTCAGCGGCACCATCTGCCCGTCCGTGCGCAGGCACCACACGACCTGGTCGGGCAGCGCCTGGTAGTCCATCTCGAGGATTCCCGGCGCGGTGATGTGCTCGGACAGGATCGTGACGTCGGGCGCGTTGAAGTAGTCGGCATCCGAGATCGACAGCGCACGAACAGCCCGACTGCCGCGCTGCACGTAGAGGATCTCCTGACCCACCTGCACCGGTCGCCCGGTCGATGCACCGAACGCGCTCTGGACCTTCACCTGAATGTTCGTCGGGACGATCGGCTTCTCGATGCCGCCCGTGACCTCCAGCTCCGCGCCGCCGGTATGTCCGACGATGGACCTCGACGCGACCAGATGCTCGATCGCGGCGGTCTGCTCCGAGGTCGTGAACTGCATCGCGTCGTCGTCGCCGACACCGGTCGAGAAGTCCAGAAAATCACCGGTCACGCTGGCCCAAAGCGTCGCGGGGAAGAAGTCAGACGACGCTAGGAACAACCGCTGCTGATACGCGCACACCGAGCGCGGATAGCTTCTAGTGATCGGCTTGAACGTCCACACCGGGGCGCGCAGCGCCCATCCGCCAGACGGTGCCGCAGCAAGTGCCGTCAGTTGCGTGCGGACGATTCCCGTCACGACCGTCGTGCTGGTATAGCCAGTGATCTGCACAAGCCCGTCATTGATCTCGACGGAGTAGCCGACATGAGATAGGCCCACGAGGTTCTTCCAGCCTGCCGCGCCAAGGGTCAGCGTGATCGATGCACCGATCGGGCCGACAGCGCTCGCGGTGCATGTGGTCTTCGGGCTTTCGCTGATTCGCCACGTCTCGACTGGCAGCGATATGCTGTCGAAGGTCGTCGTGCCTGTGTTGATCGTTACTACGGTTCCGGAAGTCCAGCCTGTGATGATGCCGCGCGCCGATCCCGCCTCGATGTAGCGACCGACATCTGACAGCGCAAAGCACCCATTGCTGGCCGTAGCCGTTACCGCCGCCCCGCTCGTGGCCGACAACGAAAGCAGCGAGTTCGGCCATTCGCCCAGCTCGTCCGTTGGTGGTTGCACGAATGGCACGATGCCGAACGAAAACCGATCTGCCAGCAGTCGACGGAGCTGATGCGGCGGCCGGTTCGGATGCACGAGATACATCGTGTCGCCGTACTGCGTCCAGCGGATCGACGCGATCTCGTCGTGTGTCCACGTCGTCAGGAACGAATAGCCGAGCGAGCGCCCGCCATACGTGTAGACGTTGATGCGGGTCGCGCTGCCATCCCAGTACAAGACGACCACATACGCCTCGTCGCGCGTGTAGACGAAGCGCAGCAACCGAGCACCCGGAAAACTGGCGGGAAGCGTTGCCACGTAGCGCAGCCCCGGCCGACGACGGAAGCCCCCATGCGGCAGCGCGTAGGCGTTGAGCATGGTTTTGACCGCGCTGCCGTACTTCGCGAGGTCGGTGCGGCCGTACAGGCGCGGGCTGATCTCGCCCGTCGTGAAGCTGTTCTGCGATGCGGTGACCTTCGGCACTACGCGAACCTCCGCGCATGAATCAGCGGGTAATCGGTCGGCGTCTCGGAAGTCTCTTCGGTGCCGTCGATCGTCTTCGACTCACGCAGGACGCGAGCGTATTCGGCTTGCATCACCTGCGCCTGACTGGCGCTCTTGGTGATCGGATAGGCCGCTTCCTTGGCGAGGTAGTACGCGACGCAGTCAGTCACGTGCGAATCCCACAGCCCCGGGTCGGTCACGTCGCGCACGTATCTCAAGTCGATCGACGGCTCGTCGCAGGCGATCTCGGTGCCGATCATCTTCCAGTCAATCGCGATCTGATCGGTGGAGCAGAAGATGGTCCGCAGCCAGTCGCGCGGCAGCGCCATCGCGTAGGGCCACTCGCTCGACGGCGCCTTCGCCGGCCATTGCACGTGCCCGGTCGGCGGCGTGTAGGTCCATTCGTTCGGCAGGAAGCGCGCGAGGATCTGGATCTGCAGGTTGCTGGACCACCCGATCAGCGGGTAGAACACGCGGTTCGGGGCCGAGCGGAGCGTCGAATACGCGACGCTCTGCGTCACGCCGTTCTTGAAGAAGGTCAGCGTGCCCGCGTCGAGGTCGAGAGCGACGCCGATCACGTCCCCGCTGGTGTACGTGGCGCCATATGCTGCAGTGACGCCAGCCGACGACTTGAGCCCGTCGCCGCGATACACGAAGCCCACCGTGCCCGCCGCCGTGTTGATGCCGCCCGGCTCAAGCCCGGACCACGCGTACCACGACGGCACCGGCTCCACGTCCGCCAGGATGCCGATCTGTGCCGTGTTGGTCGCCGGAGTGCGCTCGATCAGCGCTTCGAAGTAGTACTTGCCCGTGTACAGGTACGGCCGCTGCGCCTCAACGTTGCCAAAGGCCGAGCAGAAGCCGCTAAACGTGGTCGATGACGAGACCCGATTTCCGATGATGTCGGCGGGGAACCCGTTCGTCAGTACGGGCGACGCAGTACGCGGAGACATCAGCCCCGGCGCCGTCAGCCGCACCTCGCGCACTGCGCAGTTCCACGGATGCGCCCGCAGCACCGCCTTTCGCGCCTGCGGGTACAGCACGTTCATCAGCCGCGCACGGTCCGTGGCATCGCCGAGCGTCGAGATCGTCTGCGCGCCCACCAGGAGCAGCGCCTTGTTGCATACCTCGTTGTTCGTCAGCACGTCGCGGCCTCATGTCTGGGGTGAAACCGCGCCGAGCGGTGATCTGCCCGGCGCGTTGCTTCTGCTACGTCAGTCCTGCACGTAGGCGACCTTCAGCGTCAGCACCTGGTTGTTGGCGATCTGCGCGCCCGCAACCGTGGAGATCAGCGTCGTGTCGTCGAACGTCGAGACGAACGCGTTGGCCGGGTTGCCCGTCTCGTCCGAGGTCTCGAACGCGCTGCCCGTGACGGTGATCGCGAGCGATGCCGTGGTCGCCGTGGCAGCCGCCGAGATCGTGACCACGCACACGCCACCGATCGGGCCGGTGACGCCAGTAATGCGCGTGCCGGTCGGAATGCCGGTGCCGGTGATGAGCGAGCCGACCTGCGCCGCACCCGCCGCCCGGAAGTTGGCGATGGACGTGGAGCCGATCGTGATGTCACCGACCGCCGTCACGACCTGATCGGCCGCCGCAGGCGTTGCACTGCCCGCCGTGGTGATCGCCGTCGCTGCGAGGTGACGAGCCGCCACGAGGTTGTCGCCGAGGTTCAGCGTGCAGGACGCCGTACCCGTGGTCCACGTGAGCCGGGAGAGATACCCCAGCACGCGCGACCGCGGCGGCAGCTTGCCCCAGATGATCCGGTCGGCAATGGCCGGAGCCGTGCCGCTGGCGGGGGCCACGTAGACGAATTCCTTGAAGCGGATTCGACCGCCGTCCTGGTTCGCCTTGTTGCGGACCGCCGGCTGCGTGACGAGGTTTTGAAGCTGTACCGAATTGAAGTCTGGCATTGCAGTGATCTCCTATGCTTTGCCGGTTATTCGAAGCAACCGATTTGGACCACGCCCTCGTCCTCGACGCGGACGGCGCCCACGGCCATGCGGGCATACACCTGCATCGCCATGTTCTTGCCGGGCATGCGGTCGATCGACGTCACGATGTCCTTGCCGACGCCCATCGCGACGCAGGGCTTGGCCCATGCCATCGCGAAGCGGGTCGTGCTGGTCTTGGCGAGACGCTCCGAGCGAATGAACTTGAAGCCCAGGAACGTATCGACCTGACCCTGCGAGAGCGCCTTGACCGAGTTGTAGTCCACCGACTTGATCTCGGTCGTGCCGTACAGGTTGGTCAGTTGCTTCGACGAGCAGGCGATGAAGCGCGTTGCGTTCATCGTCTGGCCGGTCATCTGCTCGCTGTCTTCGCCAGGCTGCGCGACTTCGGCCGAGTCGAGGATTTCCTTCGCGGCGAGCAGCTTCGCGAGCGTGAGGCCCGTGCCGCCTTCCGCGATGACCTGACTGGACGGCAGCGCCTGCGTGCCCGTGTTGGTGCGTGCCGCGCCTCGCAGTGCCGCGTAGATGACGTCGTCCTTGGCCCGGTTGAGCGCCTGGACGGCGAGCTTCGGGTACTTGGACTTCGGATCGGCGAGCATGCGAACCTCGTCGAGTTCGTCCACCAGCTCGGCCCAGCCCTTGTCGGACAGGTCGATCCAGCGGCGGGAGTGCGGGACCTCGACGTAGCGCGTATCGGAGTGCCGCGACGTGATGTCGTAGGCTTCCGTCCGACCCACCCGCTCCACGGCCTTCGATTGGCCGATGATGCCGGGGTGCATCGTCACGCACTGCTCGAACCGCGAGGTCATCTGCTGGCCGAGTTCGTAGAAATTGGCCGCGTACTGCTGTACGAATGCTTCGGTGATCTGGAATGACATGAGGTGAACTCCTGAGCGTTGAACCACACGCCTCGCTCAGGTTGTTCAGCCCTTCCGGACTGGCCGTAGCTTCTGGCGAATCGAATGCGACCCTTGGTTGCGGGGCCGGATGAGATCCGGTTGTTCCCTTCGTCCTGCTGTCCTGCTATGCCGCCTGCTTGCCCTTCAGCTTTGCTTCGGCTTCGAAGTGAGCGCGGACCTTGGCCTTGATGCGCTCATGCTCCGGGTGCTGCTCGTTCCAATAGGCCGGGTTCTTCATCAGCGCGGAGAGGTCCTCCGGCTGCTGAACGTGCTGCGCGACTGCGGCCGTGTCCTCCTGCATCTCCGCGCCGACCTTGGCGAGGATGCGCAGCAGAGCCGGGTTGTTCCCCAGTCGCGGCAGTTCGGCCTTGATGTCCTCGTCGGCCAGCGCGTTGAATGCCTTCAGCGCCAGGCCCACGTTCTTGCGAATGTCCGCGTCGTTCTTCCAGACGGCTTTCAGTTGCGCTTCGCACTCGGAGCGCTGGTACTGCATCGCCTGCTCTGCGATGTCGCCGATCGTCCCAACGTACCGCTCCATGACGCCCTGGTACTGCTTCGTCGTGAGGCCGAGCCCGTGGCAGAACTGCTTGAACTCCTGCGTGCGCTCGGCGTCGAGTTCGATGTCCTTCAGGTCCTCGGGCGGCTCGAACGTGTAGCCGGTGACATCCTTCGGCGGGGCGCCGCCGTCGCGCATGCGCTGCTCCAGCGCCGTGTACGACTTCAGCACATCGTCGGTGCGAATCGCCTTCTTCTCGGCGTCCCAGAACTTCTCGGGCACGCCCTCGGGGCGACCGTCGGCAGAGGGCGCAGCGGGAGCGGCATCAGCCGGCGCGGCGCTTGCCGTCGCCTCGGCCGTCATCGACTCCAGAAAGCTCGCGGTCTGTGTCGCGGCAGCCGTGGCGGCTCCGGTGTCCGCCGAGGTCTGCGTCGTGCTGGTCCCGCTGTCTGCGACTTCACTCACTCGTCACCTCTTGCGCTTTGAGCAGTTGTCCCTGGATGAACTCCACCACCGCCCGCTGGCCGAGGTTGTAGGCCGTGGCGCGATCGCCTTCCTGCCCGCCTCGGACGAACATGTGCCGGTGATCGTAGAACCGCGCCTGCAGGTCCTCGAGGATCTGCGCGCCTTCGTGATGGCCCTCGAAGACGCGGGAATACATGCGTTCGTCGACCATCAGTTACCCGGCAGCGCCGATTCGCGCTGCACGCTCAGTTCGTAGTCCATCGACCGGAACGCCTGCTGCGTCACGAGGACGAGGCGCCACTGATCGTTCGGCGCGACCGTGATCGCGACGTTGTTCTGCGCGCTGTTGTAGGTGGTTTGCGTCGCCCAGGTGTGCCCGTTGTTCTGGCTCCGCTCGGTCCGCACGGTGTTGTTCGCGTCGATCGTGGAGTTCCTCGGGTGCGCCGTGTCGTTGGGCAGCGTGAGCCGTGCCGAGTACGTGGCAGCGCCGTTGACCGTGCCGGCGGGGATGACCAGCACGTCCGAGGTCTGGCCCGGGCCGGGCGATGCGCCGGATGCGAAAGTGCCTTTGATGATTTGTGACATGGTTGTCTCTCAACGTCAGGACAGCATCGATTCGACTTCAGCGCGACTCACAGTCCGGCGCGACGAATCGATTGCGCGCTTGCCGTTGTCGTACTCCCAGACTGAGAAGTGCCCGTCGGTGTGCTGCCACACTTGCAGCCAATGCCCATTCGGCAATTCTGCTTCGGCGTAGCGACTCGCCTCGCCGCAGCACCCTTGACTCCACGTCAGGTCATCCAGTGTCATTCCGAGGCTCCATACCAGAACCCGCTCAACCCGTCGGCCACCAGCAGCGTGCCGGCCTGCTGCAGTTGTCGGATGTAGTTCATCGACAGCGTCCAGTTGCTGATGGCAATGGTGAGCCCGTCACCTGGCGCGGTTGACAGGCCGTCACCCGTGTCGCCGAGCGAGGTCAAGTTGTGCCAGAAGATGAAGCCCGTATCGCCGTAGCGGACCAGCATGTCGATGTAGCTCTTGATGCGCGGGAAGGTCACCATGCCGTTCGCATCGATCCCGACCGATCCGCTACCAAGATCCACTGCTCCGACGTGCGCGGCGTTGTCGATGCCCCACGGAGTCACGCAGGTGTTCTGCTTTCTGGCGTGCCGCTGCAGCACGATTCCGGTGTTCCGCGCGATGACCGTCTCAGCGAGTCGAGACGTGGACGACTGCGGGCTTGCGTAGAACTCGCCCCCACGACGCCACCCCTGGGCCTTGTACCAAGCCGCCGCCGCGACGATCTCCGAATAGATTTCGCCGGAGTTCGTGTAGCTGTTCAGCGCGTTGTGGTTCATGGTGTGGTTGATGATGTCCCAGCCCGCGTCATACGCGGCCTGTGCAAACACCATCCCGTTACCGTCGGCAGGCTGGTTTTTCCAGTCTGTGACCAGCCCGTAGCTCGGGTTCGAAACCCGGCGCGGTGCGGCGAGGTAGCCTTTCCACCCGTTGCGCCTGAAAAGCGGAAGCACGACCGTCGTCAGCAACGACGCCGCCAGCGCTTGATCGCATCCGAGGACCACCTGCGGCCGCGTCACGAAATCAGTCCACAGGCTGTCGAAGTACAGCGTGGCGCCGACTAGGTTGTTCATCGTGATCGCCATGTATCGCAGATTCGCAGTCATGACGTTTGCGAATGCGAAATTGGCGTTGGTCGTTTCGGTCATGCCGAAGAAATGCCCGTCTCGACCGCCGGCATCAATCTGCCCAAGCGTGCCGGAGTAGCTTCCGCTGTTCGTCGGGTTCGTGGTCTTGACGACCTTCAGGCAGTTCCAGCCTTCGCGCAGTTGGTTGGCGTTGAATGTCCAGCTAATCGCCGAAGCAGTAGCAGCCGGGTCAGTAGACACTGACAGTGTGATCGTCGCCGTGGGCGTCTCGCCCGGGCCGTACAGCGGGAGACTGGCAACAAAGACCCACAGCATCAGCTTGCCAGCCGTCGCGGTCGACGGGAAGTTGGCCGGCAGAATGCGGATGGCATCGGTTGCGCCAGTCGGCACCACCCTGAGCAGCGTCGGCATTCCCGTGCGGCTCACGGGATCGCTGGTCGGCAACCCGGCCGTATCGAGTCCGCTCGTGTTGCTCAGGGTGGGCGTTCCTACCGTCGCGCCCCAGTTGGCGGCGGTTCGGAAGATGTCGATCAGCGTGCCCATTTCCCTGGACGCCAACGTCGTGCCAAACGGCTGCGCGTTCGGGAATCTCTGCACGGCAGCCGAGAACTCCATCGCGGGAGTAGTTCGGGTGGAATCGAAAATAGTCCACCCGCTCGGGCCTAGTATTCCGATACTGGAAGAGACGTCTGTCGACTGTGCCATTTAGGCTTCCACTTCCTGAGCCCCGGCCCGATCCTTCCCGGCCTTGGCGAGTTGTCCGTCAAGCGCGGCCAGTTGCCCGGCGGCTTGTGCATCGTTCATGGCCTGCTGCATCGCGGCCTGCTGCTCGCGGATCGCGGTCAGTTCGTCCTCGGTCACGATGAGCGACAGCGGCACGCCGAGCTTCTCGCCCTTCTCGCGCTGCGCGTCGTCCCACCGGTAGACGTCCATCACCTCGGGGCGCGCCTGGCCCGCCTGCATCAGCGACATTTCGAAGCGGTCCATCGCCGAGACATCTACGAGTTTCTGAGAGCGCGCGATCGGGCTGCGGTAGTGCACGGTCATGTTCCGACCTGCCAGCGCTTGCGGTGCCGGGCCGAAGTAGCCGGCGCGGTAGGCAACACCGAAGCAGCGCTCGACCAGCGGCTGCAGCATCTCGGCCTGAAGCCGGCCGTAGACCGGGCCCAGCAGTTGCCGGATGAGTTCGACGCGGACGTGCACCTCGGTCGCCGTCATGGCCGGGCCGTCCTGCGGCTGTAGCTGGTCGGCGAGCATGACCTTGCGGATCGAGCGTTGGAGTTCGTCCACGATCAGCGCCGACACATCAAAGTTGCCTGCCGGCTGCAGCGGCTTGATGTTGTCCGGGTTCGCCGCGACGATGACCTTGCGCGGGCCGATCTTCAAAGTCTTGGGGTTCAGCACGCCGTCGTCGGTCGCGACCCACATGCCGGCAATGGCGAGGTCCGCATTCGCGAGGACGAACTGCTTCAGCGTGTTGAGCGTCTTGATGTCGGGCAGCGCGTCGCGCGTCGGGCCCACCGCATAGACCGAGTCCGGAATCACCGTCCATCGCGGAGAGACGCACGGCGCCTCGTGGTAGCCGGACTCGCGCACGATCTGCTTGGCCTGCTTCTCGACGTGCACCGAGGCATACGGCAAGTTTCGCGCAAGCACGCCCTGCGCATTGCGGCGCGGGTAGATTGCTTGGATGAACGAGACCATGTCGTCCCGCCCGCCGCCCTGTGCCTTGTCGCGGGTGGACTCCGAGACGCGGCCCTCGTAGAAGTTCAACGCCTGCTCGGCCGACATCTGCATGAGCCGATACCACGTGTCGATCCGCCCGCCCGGCACACTGGCTGCGGCATACACGCCGGTCAGCGGCCAGAGGTCGAACGAGAGCCCGCGCTCGAAGTCCTCGTCGATGAAGAAGTTGCACCAGCCGGCAATGCTCATGTCGAGCATGCCCTCGAAGCCGACCGCGTCGTAGTTCGTCGAGTGGATCAGTTCCCACAGCGCGTCCGCCGCCTCGTCGAGCCACGTCTCGGCAGCATCGTCCTCGACGCCCTCGGCCTGCAGTTCGAACCAGCGCGAGTTGGCCGGGGTCAGTCCCGACATCAGCGACGACGCCAGCAGGCGGACGCAGTCGGTCGCGGTGCTGTCGAACAGCTCGGCCTGTCGATCTCGCGAGGCGTTCGCCGTCTCGCTCGGCGTCATCAGCGCACCCGGAGCGCGCAGCGCCTGACCCCGGATCGGCATCGTGTAGTCGTAGCACTCGCGCCACTGCTGCTCGATGACCGAGCGCGCGGAGAACAGCTTCTCGAAGCGCTGGAGGATCTGACCGGCGTCGGCGGGCATGTCAGCCGCCCAAGAGTGTGGCTTTCGGCGCAGCGCCCGCAAGCTGCTGCAGGACCGGGCCAGCCTGGAACAGCGACGCGCCAAGACGGCGTCGACGGCGCGACTTCATTTCGACGGCTGCGGCTGCTGCGTCTGCGCTGGCCTGATCGGCCTGCCCGGCGATGTCGGGAGCGGGAGCGGGCTGCGGTGCGTCGTTGTTGTTGCCCTTGGGCACGAGGGCGCCGAGGCCGATCGTGTCAGCGGCCAGAGAGCCGAGGTTCTTGAGGTCGTCGAGCGCGCCCTTGGCGTCGCCCCTGACGAGCGACGCAACCGGCTTCACGGTGGCGCGGGTGAGGTCGTCGACCCGCGACAGCGAGTTGGAGACCGCCTTCACCGGGTTGCGAACGACCTGCCCGACCTTGCCGCCGCACATGGTCAGGCCACCTTCTCGACCAGCGGCTGGTCCACGAGGTAGCCCTGCGTCGTGAAGATCGGCACATGCAGCGTGCCGTTCAGCAGCCCGGCCATCGCAAGGTCGTAGTCCATCGGCGCGACCGGCGACGGCAGCGGACGCGACGGCTCGGAGGTGTCGATCTGGATCGGCTGGCGTCGGGCCGATGCGGTCGCGACGGGCGCCGGGGCCTCGGCCTCTTCGACCGTCACCGCCTCGGCCTTGGCCGACTCGCCCGGCACTCGCGGGATCACGCGAGACACGGCTTCTTCCCCTTGCCACCCTTGCCTTTCTTCGCCATGCGACGCGCTCCTGAGCAGCGATCCAATCCGGACCAGTGCGCTCAGTCTCTAGCGGTCTGTTGTGCGTGTGGTCACAATTTGGGCGGCAGCGAGTGCCAGACCATCAGCAGCCGCTCGCCGAGGTTGTGGCCGAGGTCCGACTGTCGCTCGACGGCGCGGACCAGAGTGGTGTGATGGCACCCGACATGCGCGGCGAGCGCCATCCACGTCATCCCCCGAGAGCGGCAGTCCCGGATGATGACAGCCCAGTCGACGCGGGGCAGGTCGCGAGGTCTCATGCGGCGCGCTGCTCATCTGCCACAAGCCGCATCACGCCGACCTCGGCCCGCGGCGTCTCGGCGTACAGCTTCGTGACCATGACCGTCACGATCTGCGCGTCGTCGTCGTAGACGATCCCGTTCATGGCGTCGGTGACGGCCTTCAGCAC